CACAACAACAACAACCAGTAAAAGCATTTGTAGTTAGTAATGATGTAACAACTGCTCAAGAGTTAGATAGAAATATTGTAAGTGGAGCAACTATAGGATAAAATACAAAATATTAATTTTTAAACGATATATAAATATGAAAATAGTAGAACTTATTTTAGATGAAAATGAGGAGCTAAATGGAATTGAAGCAATATCTATTGTTGAGAATCCTGCAATAGAAGAAGACTTTGTTGCTTTAAAAAGTGATGAAATAAAATTAGCAGAAGTTAGCGAAGAAAAAAGAATCTTAATGGGAGCTTTATTAATCCCTAACAAACCTATATATAGAAGGAGTGGAGAGGATGAATATTATATATACTTCTCCAAAGATACGGTTTTAAAAGCATCCCAAATGTATTTAATGAAAGGCAACCAAAACAATTCAACATTAGAGCATCAATATTCTCTAAATGGTTTGTCTTTAGTAGAAAGCTGGATAGTAGAAGATACTGTTCACGATAAATCCAGGAAGTATGATATGGAAGTTCCTGTAGGCACTTGGATGGGTACTGTAAAAGTAAACAATGAAGATGTTTGGAATGACTATGTAAAGACAGGTAAGGTTAAAGGATTTTCTATAGAAGGCTACTTTGTGGATAAAATGGAAAGACCTAAAGATACTACTATAAACGACTTAGCTCAGATTGAGGAAGAAGAAGCTAAAGAATTGTTATCTACTATTAGAGGTATCATAAAAGGAGACAAAAGAACTAAGAGTGGAAAGAAGATGGTAATGGAATCTTATACAGACTATCCTGATGCAGTTAAGAATAATGCTAAAAAAGGATTAGAGCTAAACGAGAAAGTAAACAATAAATGTGCAACACAAGTTGGTAAGATCAGAGCAACACAACTTGCACAAGGTAAACCAATAAGTAAAGAAACTATAAAGCGTATGTATTCTTATTTATCAAGAGCAGAAGAATACTTTGACCCAAGTGATAATTCTAAATGTGGAACTATAAGTTTCTACTTATGGGGAGGATTAGCAGCAAAGAGATGGAGTGAATCTAAACTTAAAGAATTAGAGTTAGCTTCTATGAAGATAAATGATGACTATGCTATAATAGATGATAGGTTAGCATACTCCACAAAAGAGAAAGCTATAGAAATGGCTGAAGATATGGGGTGTAACTCTTACCACGAACACGAATATGAAGGTAAGATATGGTATATGCCTTGTGAACAACACGAACTTAAAAAACCTTGTCAAGCAGGATATGAACAGTATGGAATGAAAAGAAAGAATGGAAGATTAGTACCTAACTGCATACCAATTAAATAATTTATGGCTACATTAAGAAACACATCTTATAAAGTACAAGTTGATGTCGATACTGATGCAATAAGAAACGCTTATAAAATAGAAGAAGGAGCATTTGTAACTACAGAAAGTGGAGTATATACAGTTTATGAGGGAGAATGGATTAAGCTACACCCACAAGCAGGTTTAGGAACTAATGTAGGATGGGCTAGATACATAGATAGCGAGTATACAGCAGCATCACCTTTAAGTTTAGCTAATGGTGTTTCTACGTTATTGCCTAATAATAAAGGAACTGTAATTAGAAGCGACTCTTCTGTTGAATATTATGAAAACGGTGCAAATCAAAAAATAATAGGAAGTCATTTAAACGACGTTTATATAATAACAATAGAATTTAAAGCACAAACTCCAAATGCAAATCAAACATATTTAGATTTGTCAATTCAAAATGGAGGAGGTGTTATTGAGAATCTTGATATTGCTTTAGCTTATATTAAAGGAAATGCAACGACACAAGTGTTTCATAATGTATTTCAATATTATATAGACCAAAACTTTCTTGATAATGGAGCATCTATCTATATAGAATCAAACGGAAGTACTTCTACTGTTTGGGATATAGAATACTTTATACAAAAAACACAAAACTATGCGTAAAAAAACAAATGAAACACCAAGCAGAACAAGTCCTCGTTCTTCAAGAAGAGGTTGTTTGTGCAAAGACGGAACTTACTCAAGAAAATGCTGTGATGGTACTTTAAGGGGTCAAGGTGTAGGAAAAGTATAAAAATACAACAGAAAGAAACACTTGAGGTTATCAAGTTATACTATTAATTTAAATCAATAATATATGAAAGCTACCGACATCGTAGAAAAATTTAAGAAAATCTTACTATCTGAGACTGAAGAAAAAGTCGAAGAGATAGAAGTGCAAGAAGATGTACAATTAGCTGAAGAAGTTATCGAAGAAGTAAAGGATGAAGTTTCTGAAGAAGTTCCTGTAGAGGAAGTTGAAGAAGAAAAGTTATACGCTACTAAAGAAGAACTTTCTAAAGCTATTGCTGAAGTAAAAGCAATGTACGACCAATTAATGGAATCAATGAGTGACGAAAAGTCTCCTGAAGTTCCTGAAGAATTGAGTTCTGAAGAAGTATCAGAAAAAAGTGAAGTAGAATTATCTTCACAGGAAGCAGAAGTAGAGCCTATTGCTCATTCTCCTGAATCCAACGTAGAAAAAAACAATGTTCATTTATATGGTCAAAATAGACCACAAACAATAATGGATAGAGTACTAAACAAAATATCATAATAAAACCAAAACTAAAATAATAAAAAATGGCTACTACAACTTCAATTACAAGTACTTATGCTGGAGAATTTGCTGGAAAGTATATTTCTGCTGCATTATTATCTGGTTCTACTATAGAAAATGGTGGAATTTCAGTAAAACCTAATGTAAAGTTTAAAGAAGTAATCAAGAAAGTCTCTACAAGTGGACTTATTGCTAATGCTTCTTGTGACTTTGCTGACACAGGCACAGTTACATTAACTGAAAGAATCCTTCAACCAGAAGAGTTCCAAGTTAATGTTGAACTATGTAAAAAAGACTTCCGTTCTGATTGGGAAGCTGTACAAATGGGATATTCTTCATTTGACAAATTACCTCCAAAATTCAGTGATTTCTTAATCTCTCATGTTGCTGCTAAAGTTGCTGAGAAGACTGAGCAAAATATATGGAGTGGTGTTAACGCTAACGCAGGTGAATTTGATGGATTCTCTACTTTATTAGCTGCTGATTCTGATGTTATAGATGTAACTGGTTCTGCAATTACTTCCGCTAACGTAATTTCTGAATTAGGTTCTATTGTAGATGCAATTCCTTCTTCTTTATATGGACAAGAAGATATGTATGTATATGTATCACAAAACATTGCTAGAGCTTATGTAAGAGCTTTAGGTGGGTTTGGAGCTTCTGGATTAGGTGCTGCTGGTACAAACTCTCAAGGAACTCAATGGTGGAACAATGGTTCATTAAGCTTTGATGGTGTAAAACTATTTGTTGCTAATGGGCTAGCTGATGACACTGCTGTTGCTGCTGAGAAATCTAACCTATACTTTGGAACAGGTCTTTTATCTGACCATAATGAAGTTAAAGTTATCGATATGGGTGACTTAGATGGCTCTCAAAATGTAAGAGTAATCATGAGGTTTACAAGTGGAGTTCAATACGGAATCGGAGGAGATATCGTATATAGAGTAAACGCTTAATAATAATTAAATAAAGGGTGGGTTTAATCACTCACCCTTTTAATACTAACTTTTAAAAACTAATAATATGTCTTGTAATTTATCACTATATAGAACAGAACCTTGTAAAGACAGCGTTGGTGGGTTAGATAAAGTTTACTTCGTCAATTATGACAGTTCGTTATATTCAAACATTACGTTTGACACAACTAACACAGATGCTATAGAGTCAATTACTGGCACTCCATCTGCATACGAATATGATATAAAAGGAACTTCTTCTTTCACTCAAAACATTCAAGCAAGTAGAGAAAATGGAACTACTGCTTTTGAACAAGTTCTTGAGCTTACTTTACACAAGCTAACTATTGCAGACCATAAAGAATTAAAGTTATTATCTTTTAATAGACCTCACGTTATTATAAAAGACAATAATGGAAATTACTTTTTATCTGGCATAGAGCATGGTATGGATGTTTCTGGTGGTACTATCGTAACAGGTGGTGCTATGGGAGACTTAAGTGGATACACTTTAACTTTAACAGGAATGGAAAAAGCTCCAGCTAACTTTATGGAGTCTGACCCTGCTACTGTTGGATTTACTGTTGTAAATTCTTAAACATAGTATACTCTTAAACATAATAGATATAAAGCCCTTTAATTAGGGCTTTTTCTATATAAAACAAAATCAACACTTTTCAGTTATCTTATTATGATAAGATTACTACCTAACTCAAATACACAAACTATTAAAGTAATTCCTAGAAAAGGATTAAGTGGCTCTCTTTCTTTAAAAATAACAGAAGATGGCACTAATATAAATGAAACAATTACTGATTCAAATATGTCAAGTAATGGTAATTTTTCTGACATACAGTTTGCTTCTACAATATTAAAAGAAAACAACTTATATTTTTTAGAATTTACATTAGGTGGAGGTTTATTTTATAGAGATAAAGCTTATGTAACTTCCCAGACAAACGATGAAGTTATACATACATTAAACGAGAACAAGTACACTGAATATGGTGCTGGTTCTGAAGATGAATATATAGTAATATAATATGGAAAACAAAAATATTAGAGTAGTCAATTTATCTGGTTATGAAATACCAGAAATAAAAGAAGTCTACGGAAAAGACTGGGTTCAATACGGAGAGCATAACGATTACTTTGATGAGCTTATAGACAAATACTTAGGAAGCCCTACAAATGCTAGATGTATAAATGGTATTGTAGATATGATTTATGGTAGAGGATTAGAGGCTACAGACAGTGAAATAAAACCTGAGATGTATGCAAAGATGAAAATGCTCTTAAAACAAAAGGATTTAAGGCGTGTTGTAAACGACTATAAGATGTTAGGTCAATCTGCTGTTCAAGTGGTCTATAACAAGCGGAAAACGGCCATTGTGAAGGTGTTACACTTTCCTATGGAGACCCTTAGAGCTGAAAAGGCTAAAAAAGGTCAAATAGAGGCTTATTATTACCATCCTAAGTGGTGTGATATGAAGCCTAGCGACAAACCTAAAAGAATACCTTCTTTTGGTAATGGTTCCAAGAAAGAAGTTATAGAAATATATGTATTTAAACCATATAGGTCAGGATTTTACTATTATTCTCCAGTAGATTATCAATCTTGCTTACAATATGCAGAACTAGAAGAAGAAGTAAGTAATTATCACATAAATAATATAAAGAATGGATTGCAACCTTCTTTATTAATAAACTTTAACAATGGAGTGCCTAATGAAGAAACTCAAGAGCTTATTGAACATAAAATATATGATAAGTTTAGTGGCTCTTCAAATGCAGGTAAATTCATACTTACTTTTAATGAGTCTACAGAAACTCAGGCAGATTTACAACCTATTCACTTGCCAGATGCTCATGCACAGTATCAATTCTTGGCTGACGAAAGCAGAGAAAAGATAATGTTGGGTCATGGTATTGTTTCTCCTATATTATTAGGTATAAAAGACAATACAGGGTTTGGAAACAATGCAGAAGAACTTAGAACTGCTTCTATCCTTATGGATAACATAGTAATCAGGCCATTTCAACAGAATATAATAGATGGTTTAGATGAAATACTTGCATTTAATAAAATATACTTAAGCTTATACTTTGTAACTCTACAACCAATAGAATTTACAGAATTAGATAATATTTCTACTAAAGTTAAGAGAGAAGAAGAAACAGGAGAGAAATTAAGCTCACAAGAAGAATTAGATTTATCAGATGAAGGTGCAGAAGACCTATACACTCAATTAGAAGTGTTAGGAGAGGTTGTTTCTGATGAATGGGAGCTTGTACATAGTGAAGCAGTAAAAGATGATAATGAAGAGTTTGATTTAACTAAACTAAGCGTTACAGAAGACGATGCTAAACCTAATAAGAGGTCAAGTCAAGATAATTCTGGATATAAAATAAGATATTCTTATGGTCCAGTAAGAAACTCTGATAAAAGCAGAGTATTTTGTAGACAAATGGAGTCTCTTACAAGTAAAAACTTAGTATTTAGAAAAGAAGACATTACTCTTATGTCTTTTAGAGGTTTAAACAGTGAATTAGGGCATAACAAGAGTAAATACAACCTCTTTAAGTTTAAAGGAGGTAAAAACTGTCACCATTTCTGGGAAAGAAGAGTATATAAAAAGAAAGTAACACCAAATGCCGAAGTTGAAGCTTCAGATGCTGTAAAAGATGGCTTTAAGGAACCAAACAACCCTGAAGAAGTCGCAATTAGACCAGTAGATATGCCAAACAGAGGTGCTTATCCAAAAACTAAATAATTATGGCACAGAAAGCACTCTTTATAACAATAAACGACTTAAAAAGAAAATCTATAATAGATGGTAATGTAGATGCTGATAAACTTATACAGTTTATTGAAGTAGCTCAAGATACTCATATTCAAAACTATTTAGGAGGATTACTTTATAATAAATTACAAACCTTAGTATTAAATGGAACTATAAGTGATTCTGGTAACGCTGATTATAAAACATTATTAGATGATTATGTAAAACCTATGCTTACTTGGTTTACACAAAGTTCTTATTTACCATTTGCTATGTATCAAATTAGTAATGGAGGTGTATTTAAACATAGAAGTGAAAACTCAGAAACTATTTCTTTAGAAGAAATGAGAATGATGTTAGCAAAAGTTACTGAAACAGCAGAGTTCTATACTAGAAGATTTGTTGATTACATGGATTACAATAGCACTTTATACCCAGAATATGTTTCCTCTACAAATGGAGAGATGTACCCTGATAAAGATGTTAATTTTAATTCTTGGGTACTTTAATGAAGTATAAAAAAATAAAAACATATAAACCTAAAGAAAGTAATGTGGTTAAATTAGATACTTTCTTACAAAAATTAAACAAAGATGGCAAACACAATAAACTGGGGAAAGATATACTGTAGCACTGAATGGGGTAATACAGCAAACGAGAGTACTTTACATATTGATTCACAACCAACTTGTTTTGAATAATGGCTACACTTTCAGGAAATAAAATAAAAAATACTTATCAGTCGCTTGTAAAGTTTTCTGATAATGGAAATATAACCACTTCAGCTAAACAATTAACTGATGGTTTTGGTAATAACTCACCTATGTTTGTGTCTACTACACAAGTAGGAATAGGTGTAACACCAGAATCAGGATTAAACCTTCACGTTTTTGGAGATGCTAAAATAGGTAGCAATTTAACAGTTATTGGAAACTTAGTAGTTGAAGGAAGTACTACAACAGTAGGAACAGATACATTAACAGTTAAAGACCCATTAATTGTACTAGCAAACAATAATACCTCCACAGACGCAGTTGACATAGGTTTTTATGGCAAATATACTCCTTCTGGTACTACACTATACTCAGGACTGTTTAGAGAAGCTCTAACAGGCAAATACAGGTTATTTAAAGATTTACAAGTTGAACCTACTACAACAGTAAATACAAGTGGAACAGGATATGCACAAGCAACCTTAATTGCAAGTTTAGAAGGAAATGTAACAGGTAATCTTACTGGTAATGTTACAGGAGGTACTATTTCAGGTACTACAGGAACATTTAGTGGTAATGTAGATATTGATGGCACATTAGATGTAGATGATGTAATAAGTGTTGAGGGTTCTGCATTTGGTAGAATAGAAATAGGAGGAGCTTCAGGTGGCTATATAGATTTAAAAGCACCTAACTCTGATGACTATGATTTAAGAATAATTACTAGTTCTGGTGGTAATGAAGTAACTACAGCTACAGGTGACTTAATATTTAATACAGCAGAAACATTAGTTTTAACTCTAGACACTTCACAAGATGCTACATTTGAAGGAGATATAATACTTTCAGGAACAGTTGATGGTAGAGATGTTGCTACAGATGGAGCTAAGCTAGATGGAATAGAATCTGGTGCAACTGCTGACCAAACTGCTGCTGAAATTAAAACTGCTTATGAAAGTAATGCAAATACTAATGCTTTTACAGATGCTGATGAAACTAAGTTAGATGGTATTGAAGCGAGTGCTGATGTAACTGATGCTACTAATGTATTGGCAGCAGGAGCAGTAATGACTACTGGTAATCAATCTATTGGTGGAGTAAAAACATTTAGTGACCAAGTTACAATACCTGCTACTCCAAGTGCAAGTACAGATGCAGCTTCTAAAGGATATGTAGATGCAGCAGTAGAAGGACAAGATACATTAGCTGAAATACTTGCTAACGGCAATACAACAGGAGGTACAGACATAGCTGTAAGTGCAGGAGATGATATAACTTTTGTAGATGATA